TTGAAACCACTCCCGCACTTGTTATCCCTCTATATTTTGACACTGATCTAACTCTAATTTTATAATTGGAATTAACTTTAAGATTCTTAATTTCATAATCATCAGTTTCGGTTGTTCCAGCTATTTGATAATTTCCTCCATCTTCTGAATAATCAACAACTGCATGGTCAAATCTTTCATCGTCAGGAATATCAAATTCAACAACTAGATTAGAATTAAGATTTCCATCTATAGTTGTATATCCATATTCAGTAACAGATAAATTGTTAACTTCTTTTGGCGCTTCAAAAGGATTTTTAAATGTAGATGCATAATTTTCCTGCTGGACTAAACCATCGTCAGTATATATTGCTTCATTATATTCAATAGCAGTAATAGACATATTTTCTTCATTGTCTTCTGATATTTCTGTTATACGAAAAGGTTTGTCTACCCACCCAGGCCTTTCATGAGTAACTAATATTTTATCTCCTACTTCTGCTTCAATTGAGTTTATACCAGCACCAAAGCTAATTATTTGAGTGCATAACTTTGATTTTTTCTGATAATATCTTGCTTCTCTACCCGCTTGAGAAAATCTATTAACACCATTCAGGGTTATAGTTTTCATAGCTTCACCAGACACGCTGTTATCTATGAATCTAGCTCCAATAGTTTCAAAGTTTTCAGCTGGGTCCGTATATTCAACTACAACTTCTCTTAATCTTTCTTTCCTGGAAGAACCTCGCCTTCCAAAGCTTCCTTCGATAATATTATCTGTTTCTTCATCATCAGAAAATATAAAACTTTGAGTTGCTACATCTGGTTTATCAATCTTTAATTTTAATTTTCCATCGGACCAGATAAGAAATGCTCTAAAAGTAGAAAGCATCTCATTAAGAATATCCAATGCTGAACTTTTAGCATCAATAACAAAATCTAACTCAAAGCGCTTTTCCCCGTCCACATATTGATCAGCATATTCTGCAGCCTCTTTGAAAGTTTCTAAATCTATAAAAGCATCAGCGACACCAAAACCAAATCTTTTGTTACTTATAAAATCTAAAACACACCAGGCAGGGTTATTACTGTATTTTGTTATCCATCGGCTGCCGGTCCAAACTCTTACATGCCGCCCTTTTACAATCGCGGTCATAGTTGGAGTGCCTGATGTCTCTAGTTTTTCAGCATCTAAAGTTGTTGAGTAATGGGCAAGATAAGGAAATGTTTGAGAATGCTCGTTTTTCGACCATGAAGATTGGTTTCTATATCCTAATCTAGTTTCTGCACTAATAGATTTATCATCGGCTTTGATTTCTGAAATTGATTCAATCGGGCCTTCCGAAATTCCAACTTGCAGATCCATTAAATTATCATTTTCGCCGCGAATCTTTTGGTTAATTATGTTTCCTGCTACAAGATTCCGGCCATAAACTACCGGGACTGGTATCTGATGAGACTTAGTATTACTAATCGGGCCAAATGAATATGTTGGAGAATTTTTTGATTGATTCATGCTTTCTTGAAATTCTTTGGCTTCTTTATAGTTGTCATAAGAATTACCTACACTAAATCCAATCATTGCTCCGGCTGCTACTGTAACACTTGCCGCTGTACTAGCTGCTGCAGCTCCTGCTGCTAATCCAACTAATGCTCCTACTCCCATTTCCTCACCTCACTCTCCATATACTATGCAATTTTTTTCTCCACTTTGAAAATTTACTTATTCTTGCTTTCGAATTATCAAATATGTGTATAAATCTATAATTGTCAATCAAAATACCTGCATGTCTTGGCATTCCTCCGACTTCAAAAACAACAACATCTAAGGGCTGCTTATTTTTTTTATTTATCTGATCACAATATAAACTTAATCCTTCGGGCAGTCTATTTGGATTTTCTTTCATCCAGTCAGGTGGCAAAATTTCTCCATCGTTATCTGGGAGATTAATATTATTATCTGCTAAAACATCGACAACCAGTCCTAAACAGTCATAACCTTCTTCCCCTCGGCCGTTAAACTTATATTCTTTACCTAAATACTTTTCTAAATCCATCAGTCAACACGCCTCACATTTCTAATTTTCGGAATGTCTAAGAAACCGCCATAAAACTGAGTGTTATTCCAGTATTTACACCCATGACCACCGTTATAGGTTAAATCACAGCCGGCTTCTAAATGATAACTGTCGCCCGCCTGAGCATTTTGAAAAGGATATTCAACATCTACAAAACCACTTGCAGAATAAATTATTTTTCTGCTTTCATTTCCAACCTTTATAATTCCATGTTTCCAGCGATCAGCCGGCTGATTCATTGCACTATCATATATTCTGTTATTAGATATGCTGTCAATGGTCCCATTTAAAGTTGGGATATTGTAACCGCAACCTTCTCCACCAAATCCACCAGGCCATCTGCAATTAACCCCGTAACTTCTGCGAGGTAATTCGACTTCTAAAGCATCAAGATTAGACACAAGCTCAGCAGTTAAATTATATTCATCAGTTGAAATTGAATCGATAACTGAGTCAGTGAACATTTCTATTTTGTTTTCAAATTTGTCTAAGTGATTTCGAAATACTTTCCAGATCGTTACTTTTCTACCCTCGAATTGAGTATTAGCAATATAGGCCGAAAAGTTTTTATTGACATTATCAAAGGTGACTGTCACACTATCTGGAGCTGTCTTGTTATTCTTTTTGATTTTGCTTCTACTGATACTTGCTGCATAATAGGTTTGTTCATTCCCCTGCTCATCAAAAAACGCTATATTCTCAGGGAACATAGCGTAGTACAAAGTTTCTTCATCTAATTTTATTTGATATAGTTCTATCGGCCAGTTATAATCTTTATCTTTTTCTGCAATTACATCAGGGCTGAGAGTTCGGGGCATTTAAACCAGCTCCTTTAATTCAATTGAAAATGAGTGAGCTTTATTGTCATATACTTCATCGCTTAATTTAGACTGGTTGAATCTAACTTTTATGTCAGACTCAATTATGTTTCCTTCTGAGTCTTTATAATCCCAGAGAAAAGGTTCATATTCGCCCTTTCTGGCATAGAAAAAGTTTGCTATTTCTTCTGCATCATTGTTATAATTGCTTGTTTTGTCAAATTCTAGTTTGAACACTCTGAAAGGCAAACCTTTGGGGCGCCTCTGTTCTCTACCGCCTTCCATTTTGGTGATAAGAGTATTGGTGTTAATATCAACAACCCATGCTTTTTTGTACTTGTAATCAAATTTTTCCAAAAGCTCACCTCCTTAAGATTTTTTAATAGCTTGTCTAAGAGTTCCATTTCTCATAATATCTCGGCCTACAACATTGATAATTGCATCCGGATTTCTACTAACATATTCAGCAAATGATTGAGTATCAATGGCAGTAATGTCGAATATATTTATTGGCGCTGAACCACCACCATTTTGTAATCCTTTTACCTGGTCTTTATTTAGCACATATTCGCCATTTTCTAAAATTGCAGGCACTTCATTACTTTTAAGGCCGATTCCTCCACCTTCGTGATACCTCTGCATTTTTGCAATAGCATTAGCTGGGCTAACAAAACCTCCTTCATGGAAGGTTGGAAGATTTAAACCGCCTAAAGCATAATTAACTATAGGGCCAACAACAGCTTTTTGTAATACCATTGAAGCAATTTGATCAGCTATATTGTCGAATACATCTCCTAAGTCTTCGCCTCTAGCTATTGCATCTGATAAGCCAGTTATTAAATCATCTTTCCAATCAACAAATTTCTGGTTAGCTTCTTCGATTTCTAGTCCTAAATCAACAAAAGCATCAGTCATCCAGTTGATAGATTGTACTTGTTCTTTTGTATCTCCGCCTGTTTCTTCTTGGTCATTAGCCTGACCAAACTTATACAAACCGTAGAAATCAGTTGTAGTTTCATTTTCAAAGCCGAGCTCCCATTCCAAATCATTAATTTTAGCATTTAATTCTGCCCATTCATCAGACCACTCTTTTAACTCGCTTTGCTTATCTTTTAAGTAATCAATATATTCAGCAAGTGAAACTTTGCCGGCTTCATATTTATTTTCGTATACTTCTTCTTGAAACTCAGCTTCAGCTTCAAGCTCTTGTTGTCTAGCTTCTTCTCTTTCTTTTTCCTGCTTTTCCTGCTCTTTCTTCCACTTTTCTCTACCCTCTGTTATAGCATCAGCAATCATATCGTTGTAAAGCTGTTTAACTTTTTCTTTGGCTTTTTGAGCTTTGGAATCGCTTATGTCGAAAGTATCAATCAAACTTAATTTATCTTGCTTTTCAAATTCTAATTGTTTAACAGCTTTTTTGTAGTCTTCACCAATGGAATCAATAACTTTATTTCTTTCATATTTTTCGGACTCTTCATTTATACTTTGAAGAAATTTTTCATAATCGCTTAACCCAGAATCTACAACTGTTTCTCCACCATCTCCGCCGCTGTCGCCTGACTTAGAATTTAGCCTATCCCAATTTTCAATTCTGTATTCTAGTAATGCTACTTCGTCTTCTAACAATCTTCTTCTTTCGTGCAAAGATTGTTTTTCTTCTGCGGACATCGATAATTTTTCCCAGGTGCTTAAATCTTCAATACTTCTTGTATTAGAAAGCTCTTTTTGTTTTTCTTGCAGTAAGTCTTGAGCTTTTGACAACTCTTCTATATTGTTAATTGCATTCTTAGCTTCTTCCCCACCTTCATATGAAAAAGACATCCAGTCATAAGAAAAAGCATCCGTTATGCTTTTGATAGTAGGAACTAATGTGTCTTGAATATAAGGCAAAAATTCAGTTTGCAAAAAAGGTAAAAAATCATTTGCTAAGTTTCTTCTAAGCGCATCAAATTCTTCTGTTACTTCATGGGCCGCGTCTTTGAAGTTAACCCAGCTTTGAATATCTTCATCAGACATTACAAGGTCTAAATCATTAGCTTTTTCTATTAGATCATCAATTTCGCCAGTAGTGTTATTAAGTATTGGGATTAATTCTTTTCCGCCTCGGCCAAATAGATTCATTGCAATTTGATTTCTTTTTGTAATATCTTCCATATCAGAAAGTTTTCTAATTGTTTCAGGGAAAATTTCATCCGTAGTTTTTAGTTGGCCTGAACTATCTGAAATTTCAACTCCCAACTGATTAAATGACCTAGTTGCAGTTGTTAATCCATCATCGGCATCACCAACATTTTTTTGAAATCTTCCTAAAGCTCTTGTTAGAGACTCAAGTGTTGTTCCGTTTTGTTCGGCGACAAAAGTCCATTCCTGTGTTGCTTCTTTGGTCAGGCCCATTTTCTGGCTCAACTTATCTACTTCATCGGCATATTCCATTGTCTTATTAATTTCTTTGCCGACTACATAACCAACCGATGCAATAGCAGCTCCAGCTGCAGCCATTCCGGTCGCAAGCATTCGCCCTGCTTTTTTGAGATCATCCAGTCCGAACTTTGCATTTCTGGCTTGTCTATTGGTTTGTTTTAGCTGGTTATTGAAAGTATCGAGTTTACTTTCAGCCTGAACTATATCCCGCTTAAACTCACGATATTGCTTATCATCTATTTCGCCTTTTTTGAACTTCTTTTCAACTTCATCTTGAGACTGCTTTAAAGCGTTTAATTCTTTTGTTGTAGAGTCAATTCTGTTTTTAAGCAGTTTTTGCTTTTGAGATAAAAGTTCGGTTGATTTAGGAGAAAATCTTAATCCACGATTAACTTTGTAAAGTTCTCTGCCTATTTTATTTGATTCAGAACGGACATCTTTTAAAGCAGCGTTAAGGCCTTTTGTTTCTGCATCAATGCGTACAGATATGCCTTTTATTTGTCTACCCATTCAATCACCTCCTGCCCATCATAATATCAATATCTTTTTGAGTGGCTTTTCTTGGTTCCTTTTTTGTTTTCAAATCATTTCTATTTGATTTACCTGTAAAAATATCAAAGGTTTCTAAAAAATCTTTAACTCTGAATTGATTGAGTTCTTCAAAAGACATATTCATTTTTTTGCTCATTGCTATAATTATTAAATGTAATTTGTCATCAGTCTCGCGGTTTTTATTCTGACTCTGGTTTTCCTCCAGATTTTCTGGAACGAAAAAAGCCATCCGTCGATTCTTCGACTATCCCCTGAATGAATTTAGGATTTGTTACATCTTGACCAACAAAATCATTAACCCACTCTTCAAAAGTTGGGAAATCCCCTGGATAGTTATTTGCTTTATTCATAGCCCAACCGATTCTTAACAATCCAACCGAATTGTAGCTGCTGAAATCTCCATTCATTAATTTACTCATATTTTCTTTTTGAAATTTTGCTAAATCTGCAATTAAATCTCTATCAAATGTCTGATCATAAAAAAGAAGGGCCATAGGAGTAGCCCTAAGCCCTATTTTTTTATTCGTTAACTTAATTTTTTTCATTAATTAACATCTCCTATTAAGCAGCAAAGTTTGGCATTGAAACAGCATCAAAGAAAGCATTGTAAACTGCTTCATTATCTGCTTTTCCAATAGTTTTCTTAACAATCTTTTTACCATCATATTCATAAGGCAACATTGTTAATGATGCTGTATTAGTATCTGGGGTAGTTCCAGAATCAGTAGTATTATTGTTTTGACCTGGCCTCGCTGATTTACATCTGTAATATACAAATCTCCCCGCATGCTGATCTCCTTCAAATTGACCCATCAATGCGAATTCTTTCTGCTTGCCGTCGGCATCTTCAACTAATGCTCCATCATTATCAATTATCATTCCAGCCATTTCTGCAAGTATTTCTTTAGGTAACTTAGCAGCTTCCCAATCTCCAGTATAACCATTATTAGTATTTGAGATATAATATCTAGTGTTATCAGCGTAAAAAGTATTTTCATCTCCTTCAGGAGTGGTTGTTAGGCTTACTGTTCCTTCTACAGCTTTTGGAGTTCCATATCCAGTAGTTCCATCAGCAACTTCTGTATAAGAACCCATTGTAGCTCCAGTTATTCCAGTGTCAGTGAATGCAATTGATAATGTAGAATCATCATCTTGCGCAACTTTGGTTGCAAGATATACTACTCCAACATCATGCCAAGTTCTAAACACTTCGCTAATTACATCATCATTGTTTAATACATTTACGATTGCTGATGCAACTTTAGCTGCATTTGTGTGAGTTTCGCTTGCTAAAGGAACTACAACACTCGCTGGGGAATCAACCCCTAAAAGAGTATCTGCTGTAACTTGCAATTCTATTTCTCCGTCTGTTGATGGTGGATTTGTAACCTCAATTTTGCCTGTCTGCGCTTGTCCTAAAAAAGCGACATGCATGTTTGATATACCAAAAGTAACTTTGTTTTCTGGCATTTTTTTAACCTCCTATTAGTGATATTTCGTAAATCGTTTGATAAAAATCTTCGCTGTCGATATATTCAGGACCAATTTTGTTGTAATCTATTCCTAATTCTTTTAGTTTATTTTGAACTGATTGTTCAGTCGGTGGGTGCTTAACAGCTGTGTATAGTTCAACATCATAACCTTCTATGTCCAAATAAGTAATATTATCTGCCTTTAAATTATCGTTATCACCGTTGCTAATTAAAATAAATGGTAGTGGTTTTGTTTCTTTAAATTTTCCATAAGCAGCTGGAAACCCCTCAGACTTAAACTCATTTATTAAATTTAAATAATCCATTTACCCACCACCATTCTTTAATATTTCATTGATTCGTTTTTCATACTGTGGAATATATTTTTTCTCAACTGGGCCTATATGAGGATAAGCAGGAACTCTGCCAGTACCTCCAGCGATAGCATGCCCTTTTTCGAGCAAATGCGTAAGTTGATAATCGGTTTTGTTGTAAACTGTGATCGCTATCCGGCCATGTTTTTTGCTGGTTGTATATGACCAGCCAGCTTTATAATCTCCAGTTAACTCAGGAGATTTTTCTTTAATTTCGTTTTTGATCTTTTTAGCAAATGATCTAGTTTCTTTTTCAATCTCTTTTTGCACATCTTCGGTGTAGTCCTGGACTGAATTAACTATCTCGTCTGCAAGTTGTTCAATATTGATTGAGTTAGGCATCACCATTCACCT